ACCAGCTATAGGATGGGTTGGAGCCTTTGCTTTAATGTTCGAATTCATTTTATCTCCATGTATAGAATGGTATAGTAAGTTTGCAGGTTTAGATTTAACTGCTCCAGAAATTCAAACTGGGCCTCTTCTAGCCATTGTCACTTCAATGCTCGGAGTTGCAGGCATGCGTAGTTTTGAAAAAGCAAAAGGATTGACAAAATGAAAAAAAGAAAATTAAAAGATTTAAGTGGTGATGGTAAAATAACTCGTAAAGATGTTTTAATTGGTAGAGGAGTTATTAAGAAAAAAAGCGGTGGAATGGCTAAAGGATCTAGAGAAGGTTCTGTTATTGATACACCTGTCTCATTTGCTAAAGGCGGAAAATTAGATATTAAAAAAGCCATTAAGAAACCTGGAGCTTTGCGTAAATCTCTTGGTGTAAAAAAAGGTGAAAAAATTCCTGCAAGTAAATTAAACAAAGCTGCAAAAGCAAAAGGTAAACTTGGCCAACGAGCAAGGTTTGCTAAAACATTATCTGGATTAAGAAAAAAATAATGGGTAAACTTTGTGCAAGGGGTAAATCAGCAGCTAAACGTAAATTTAAAGTATACCCGAGTGCATATGCTAATATGTATGCAAGTGCGGTGTGTTCTGGAAAAGTAACACCTGGTGGAAAAAAGAAACCAAAGAACAAAGCCAATGGAGGAATGATTAATAAAATTTCTCAGCAAAGAAAAAAAGTATCTAACTATAATCAAGGTGGTATTGCTAAAGGTTGTGGTGGTATTAAAGAAAATAGAAGAAAAGTAACCACAGTGGCATAATGGCTAAAAAAGGATTAAGAGAGTGGGTTAAAGAAAAGTGGGTAGACATAGGTGCTCCAAAAAAAGACGGTAAGTATCAACCATGTGGTAGATCTAAAGGAAGCAAAAGAAAATATCCAAAATGTGTTCCAATTGCAAAAGCAAGATCAATGAGTTCATCTGAAAAAAGATCAGCCGTATCTAGAAAAAGAGCCGCAGGCAATCCAGGCGGTAAACCAACTAATGTAAAAACTATTGTAAAAAAATCTAATGGAGGATATATAACCGTAAATCCAAGAGGTTTTGGTAGAATGTTATCTAATAAAAGACCAACAACAAGAATATTTACATGACATACGACGAATTAGCGGGTTCCGTAAAATTATCTGAAGGCTTTAGAGATCACGTATATATGGATACGGAAGGATTTCGCACGATAGGCTGGGGCCATAAAGTGGTGCATGAAGATAAATTTGAAGACGGTAAAACATATACCAAAGAAGAATTACAAGACGTATTTGATAAAGATTTACAAAAAGCGATAGGTCAAGCAAGGCAACTAATGGAAGAACATGGTGTCGCTGATTTGCCTACAACCGCGCAACATACCATCACCGAAATGGTATTTCAGCTTGGAAAGTCAGGTGTTTCCAAGTTTCGTAATATGTGGAAAAACCTGCAGAACCGAGATTTTAACGGCGCGAGTTTAGAAATGTTAGACTCGAAATGGAATCGTCAAACTCCAAACCGCTGTAAAAAATTATCGGATCAAATGAATTCATGCGCTTAGAAAATTTTTTTACATATTATAAAAAACAATTAATTGCTAGACAAAAGCAAGTAGAAGAAGCTATATTAGGTGGCTTGTGTAAAAGTTGGGAAGATTATAGATATCTTACTGGAAAACTTGATGCACTTAAACAAGAAGAACAGGAACTCACGGACCTGCTAAAGAAAACGGAGCTAGAATGAGTAAATTGATTATGCCAAAACATGTGTGGGATGGTAAGAAAAAAGAGAAGCAAAAGAATGAATTAGAAAAAGTTCCAAAACCTTGTGGTTGGAAAATAGTTTTATTCCCTTTAAAGTTAGAGAGAAAAACATCAGGAGGATTACATCTTACTGATGAAACAATTGAGCAAGCTCAAGTTTCTACTAATGTGTGTAAAGTTTTAAAAGTAGGGGACTTAGCTTATAAAGACGAGACTAGGTATCCAACAGGTCCTTGGTGTAAAGAAGGAGATTGGGTCATCATTACCAAATATGCAGGATCGCGTTTAATGATTGATGGTGGTGAGTTAAGGATTATTAACGAGGACGAAGTTCAGGCAGTTGTTGATGATCCACGAGATATACTGCCACCTAACTTAATATAACATGGAGGGACCATGCCGACTGTAATAAATACTCAACAGGAAACAGATAAAACTGTACCTATTGATACATCTGGAGATTCAATGGATATTGAAATAAAAGATGAAAATAAAGAAAATGTAAATCAAACAATTGAAGTTACTGAAGAAGTAAAAAACGATGATATTCAAGAAAATAAAGAACATAACGAAGAGGAAGAGTACTCTCAATCTGTAAAAAAAAGAATTGATAAACTTACTTTTAAAATAAGAGAAGCTGAAAGACAAAAAGAAGAAGCTTTAAAATATGCTAACTCTATTAAATCTGAAAGAGATGAATTAAAAGGCAAAATAACTAAAGTAGATGAAGGCTATATAAATGAGTATTCTGCAAGAGTTAAATCAGAAATGGATAAAGCTCAAAGTGTTTTACAATCTGCAATTAATGCAGGCGATGTTAAAGCTCAAGTAGAAGCTCAAAAAGCCATTGCTAGATTGGCTATAGAAGAAGAAAGAGCAAATTCCTCTATCAAACAAAGAGAAACTTTAAAGGAAAATATAAAAAATATTCCTCCTCAAGCACAGCCTCAACCAAAACCACAACCTGATCCTAAAGCAGAAGCATGGGCTGAAAAGAATGAATGGTTTGGAAAAGATGAAGCTATGACTTACACCGCCTTATCTATTCATAAAAAACTTTTGCAAGAAGAAGGATTTGACGGAAAGACAGATGAGTACTATAATGAACTTGACAAACGAATAAGAAAAGAGTTTCCTCATAAATTCGAGGATAAGAACAAAGGCAGCCGTCCCGTCCAAGCGGTAGCCTCTGCTAATAGATCGACAAAAGCTGGACGTAAAGTTGTGAGACTCACACCCTCCCAGATAGCAATAGCTAAAAGACTTGGTGTGCCACTTGAAGAATACGCAAAACACGTGAAGGAGGCGTAAATGACTGAAACAATTAAAAAAACCTCACGCAAACAAGAGACTCGTGAACTAACTTCTCGTAAGAAAAGTTGGGTTCCACCGTCAAACTTAGATGCACCTGAACCACCTGAAGGTTTTCACCATCGGTGGGTTAGATATGAATTTAGGGGTAATGCAGACGATAAGAATGTAACCGCTAGACTCAGATCAGGGTATGAGCCTGTGAGAGCAGATGAATATCCAGACAGATTAGATTTACCTCATTTAACAGAGGGAAAATTTAAAGGCATTATAGCTGTTGGTGGATTAATGTTAATGCGATGTCCACTTGAAATTAAAGAGTCAAGAGATGAATATTTTCATAATTTGACTAATGATCAACAAAAATCTGTTGATAATGATTTAATGAAAGAGGAACATCCATCAATGCCAATTTCTAAAGAGAGACAATCACGTGTCACATTTGGTGGCGACAAAAAATCTTGATGGTCAAGATCTATGTTACCACTATAGTCTAAAGGAGACATAACATGGCTAATATAGATGCAGCTTTTGGTCTACGTCCTTACGAAAGATCAGGCTCAAATTATAATAACCAAGGTGTTAATGCGTATCCTATTAACTTTGAAGGCTCAAGTAGTGGAACAGCAAGTTTAATATGGACTGGTTCTCCAGTCATCCCTCTAGCTAGCGGGTTAATAGATATCGTAGGTGCTGCCGCAGGTGGCACGGTACCTTTGTTAGGTGTCTTCATGGGTTGTAAATACATTGCAACTGATGGAACTCCAACATGGGCACCATACTGGCCTGGTTACGCGGCAATTAAGCCGCAAACAGAAGCAATTGCTTATGTAGCAGATAACCCACATGCATTATTTGTTATTAATGCTGATGGTGCGTTACCTGATAGTGCTTTGTTTGCTAATGCAAACTTTG